TTATTCGCACTGAGCTTGTTGGTGGTGTTGGCAAATACGGTAGACTTCTCGGGTGGCTCTACATCGGAGATGCAGAAGTTTCACTCAACGAGCAAATGATTACGGAAGGTTACGCTTGGGCATACGATGGTGGCACCAAGCAAAAAGACTTTGAAGAACTCAGAGAAATTCGTAGAGCACACGGCACATTGGTTGAATAATGTCTAATCAAACCGACATCTATCTTGGTAATCCTAACCTCAAGAGAGCTAACGTTGCACAAAACTTTACTCCTGATGAGGTAAAGGAGTTTGTCAAGTGCAGTAAAGATCCTGTATATTTCATCAAAAAATATATCAAGATCATCTCACTGGACCGAGGTCTTATTCCTTTTGAAATGTATGATTTCCAGGATAAGATGGTGGAGAGATTTCATAAGAATAGATTCAATATTGCAAAACTTCCTAGACAGTCTGGGAAATCTACTGTTGTTACGGCATACCTTCTTTGGTATGCCCTTTTCAACGACAATGTAAATATTGCCATCCTTGCTAACAAAGCAGCGACGGCAAGAGAAATGCTTCAACGTCTACAATTGTCATATGAAAACCTCCCCAAATGGCTCCAGCAAGGAGTCGTCAACTGGAATAGAGGTAGTCTGGAATTGGAAAACGGCAGTAAGATCATGGCTGCCTCTACTTCCGCTAGTGCCGTCAGGGGCATGTCTTTTAATATCATTTTTCTGGACGAATTCGCGTTTATTCCGACACACATTGCTGATGAGTTCTTTTCATCTGTGTATCCTACTATTTCTTCTGGTAAATCTACAAAAGTGATCATCATCTCCACGCCCAAGGGGATGAATATGTTTTACAAACTCTGGCATGATGCAGAGAAGGGCAAGAATGAATATACTACTACTGAAGTCCACTGGTCCGAAGTCCCTGGTAGAGATGCGGAGTGGAAAGAGCAGACAATCCGCAACACTTCAGAAGAACAGTTTAACCAGGAATTTGAATGTGAATTCCTTGGATCTGTCAACACACTAATTACATCATCGAAACTTAAAACACTTGTATATGATGATCCTCTTACATCTAATGCTGGTTTAGATGTATATGAAGAGCCAAAACCAGAGCACACATATGTCATGACAGTTGACGTTGCTAGAGGCATCACAAAAGACTATTCGGCATTCTGTGTGATGGATACAACTACTATCCCATATAAACTGGTAGCGAAGTATCGAAACAATACAATCAAACCATTACTCTTCCCCAACGTTATTGATCAGGTTGCTAGGACATATAACCATGCCTATGTGATGATTGAGGTTAATGACATCGGTGGACAAGTAGCAGACACTATGCAGTTTGATTTGGAGTATGACAATCTTCTGATGTGCTCTATGCGTGGACGTGCTGGTCAGGTTGTGGGTCAGGGATTCTCGGGATCTAAAGTGCAACTGGGTGTCAAGATGTCCACTACAGTCAAGAAGACTGGGTGTGCAAATATGAAGCAGTTGATTGAGGATGACAAACTTATCTTTACTGACTACGATATTATCGCGGAGTTGACCACCTTTATTCAGAAGGGTCAGGCATGGGAAGCAGAAGAGGGTTGTAATGATGACCTTGCTATGTGTCTGGTTATCTTCTCATGGTTGGCAACATCAGATTACTTCAGAGAGTTGCATGACTCTGATGTGCGTGCTCGCATGTATGCAGAGCAGAAGGAAGCAATTGAAGCAGACATGGCACCATTTGGATTTATGGATGATGGTCTCTCAGATCCAGAGACATTTGTTGATCCCGAAGGTCAGGTGTGGAATACCACAGATACTGTCGGTGAATATGGAGATATGTCATACATGTGGGATTATCGCTAATGAATTTTGAGGAGGAGTTTGAATTAGGTGATCTGATATTTGCCGAAAGGCAATGTCGGAAGTGCTTAAGGACTCTTTCTTTAGTAGAAGATTTTTATAAGACACGACCAGATAGAGGCAAGAGTCCCTCAGCATACTCTTATGAGTGTAAGCAATGCACCATCAAAAGAGTAGCAAAGGGGAGAAGACAGCACAAGAAATGGATTACAGACTACCCTGATTGGTGATCACGTCAAGTTTCCCCTCTGAAATTATGCTTTTTAATAAATAATTTCAGCATCCGAACTTGATTCATTCAGGAGATTTAACAGATGGCATCTACACAGCTTTCACCAGGGGTTGTTGTACTTGAAAGGGATCTAACCAACGTCGTAAACGCTACGGTTGATAACGTAGCCGCTCTTGTTGGTGCCTTTGAAAAAGGTCCCGTAGAAGAAGTAACAACAGTAACAAGCGAGAAGGAACTTCTCCAAATTTTCGGTCGCCCCACCGAATATAACTACGAGTATTGGTTTACTGCAGCGCAGTATCTGATCTATGGCGGCGTTTTGAAACTCGTAAGAGCACACAACGACTCGCTGAAGAATGCAATTGACACTGCACAGTATATCGTTGCATCTTTCAGCGCATCAGATACTGAGTTGACTGTTGAGTCTTCAACCGACTTTGACGTTAATGATGTCCTTCTGATCGACTCCGAGCTTCTGGTTGTCCAAGGTATTTCTGGTAACGACGTTACCGTGCTCCGTGGTCAACTGGCAACTTCTGCTGCATCTCACGGTGCTGCTGCTCCTATCACACTGATTGAGCCTGCAGGCACTAGCTCCACTATTAACGAAGGTGGAACCTTCACGGATTCGGATGGCACTCTGACAGTTACCTCTGCTACTGCTCTTGCTGGTGGCACCAACTCCTATATCCGCGTGGACGATGAGTTCATGCAGATCACTGGCGTTTCTGGTAACAACCTGAATGTTACTCGTGGTGTGCTGGGATCTACCGCTCAGGCACACACCGATGGATCAGCAGTTTCACTGGTTAACGTAACTACTCAGAAGACTGAGATCGCTGAGCGCACTGCAACTGGTGTTGTTGCTCCTCTGATCAAGAATGCTCAAGAGTATGAGACCAGCGTTGAGTATGCTGCAAACAACTGGAAGTGGGCAGCAAAGACTGCTGGTGCTTACGGTAACAGCATCCGCGTGGTGATTACTGATGCAGGTCCTGATCAGGTGCTGTATCTGGCACAACCTACCACAACTGAGTGGGACTTTGTTGCTGGTGCTGAGGTTTCTTACTCTAACGCTAACATCTACGGTAAGGTTTATTCATATACTGTAGTTATTACTCTGGAAGATAACGCTGCGCTGATTGGATCCTTCGAGAAGGACGCATTCTTCACCGCTGTGTCTGGTGGTGTTACTGGTCGTATTGTTGCTTGGGATCCAGAGACTCGTCAACTGGAAGTTGAGATCGACGATACTTCTTCAGACGTGCTGGAGATCGGTGATACTATTTCCGAGCTGGCAAACAGCAATGGCACTCCTGGATCTGCAACTGGCGATGGTGGTGATGTTGAGTCCATTCAGCGTCAACTGCGTGTTGCTCTGAATCTTGGATCACCTGGATTCCAAGCAAACCAAACTGTTGTAGACGCAAATGCAGCAACTATTCTGCTTGCAAACGTTGAAAACGATTACGAGACTCGTCTCTATGGTATGAATCAGCGTTGGGCTTCGATTGCTCCACGTCCTACAACTTCTGCATGGGTTGCTGATCGTGGTGGTCACAATGACCTGATGCACATCCTTGTGCTGGATGGCGACGGTAAACTGACTGGCACTCCTGGCGCTCTGATTGAAAAGCACCTGAATGTGTCTAAGGCATCCGATGCCAAGTCACCCCAAGGCGACAATATCTTCTATAAGGACATTATCAAGACATACTCCAACTACCTCCACTGGGGTAGCCATGAGGTTAATAACATCTACGATAAGGATCCTAACGCAAACGGTTCATTCGGTGTTTCGGGTGTTAACAGAGAGTTTGACCTGATCAAGGCAGACGATCCTCTCAATAACCTCGATGACCCCACTGGTCTTAATCCCCTGGCAGTGCCCCTGCTGGGCACCAAGGGTCGCGCTACTGTGCGCTATGCTCTCCAAGGTGGCGTTGATGGTTACACCATTTCACGTCCTGATATCCTGGGTGCATATACCCTCTTCGATGATGCTGAGACCGTGGATGTTGATTATATCCTGATGGGTCCCTCAATGAATAGTGCAAATGACACTATCGCTAAGGCACAGCACATCATCTCGATTGCCACCAACCGCAAGGATTGCATGGCATTCATCTCCCCATATCGCCCCGATGTTGTTGGTCAAGCAAGGACTTCCACTATTGTCCAGCGCACTGTAAATTATTTCGATCAGCTTGGATCTTCTTCCTACGCTGTCTTCGATAATAACTACAAGTATATCTACGACAAGTATAACGATGTTTATCGTTATATCCCCTGTAACGGTGACATGGCAGGTCTGGTCCTGAGCACTACTCTGAATCAAGAGCCCTGGTATTCACCTGCAGGTTTCAACAGAGGTCGCCTGAGAAATGCTATCAAACTGGCATACTCACCTCTGAAGGATCATAGAGATCTGCTCTACGCTGCTCGCGTGAATCCCATTGTGGCATTCCCTGGTCAGGGTATCATCCTCTTCGGTGATAAGACAGGTCTTGGTTACCAGTCTGCATTTGACAGAATTAACGTCCGTCGTCTCTTCCTGGTCATCGAGCAGGCAATCTCGGAATCTGCTAAGTCCATTCTGTTTGAATTGAATGATGAGTTTACTCGTCAACAATTTAAGAATGCTGTTGAGCCTTATCTGCGCTCGGTGCAATCCCGTCGTGGTATCGTTGACTTCCTCGTGGTTTGCGATGGCACCAACAACCCTGCAGATGCTATTGACCGTGGTGAATTCTTTGCTGAGATCTTCATCAAGCCTACCCGCTCGATTAACTTCATCACACTGACCTTCACTGCAACGAGAACTGGCGCGTCATTCAACGAGCTCGTTTCGTAATTCTATCCCTTTCATTTAATCATCTAACAGGAGAAACATTCAAATGGCTGATTTCGATTCAAGAGTCTATCCAGGACAAACGGAAGGGAAACAACTTAATGCTCCCATCCTTGACTTCCGCAACCGCATTGGTGACCTGGCACGTCCCAACCTCTTTCAGGTTGAGATCGGTTTTCCTAGCATCGTAGATAGTGGCACCCCCAATTCAGGTGCCCAACCTGGATCTCAAGAGCAGCGTCAGCAGGAATCTGCTGGTGCTTCTCAGGCAGGTAGCGGTAGTGCATCCCTTTCACTGTCTTCATTCCTTGTGAAGGCAGCAAACATTCCCGCTTCCACAGTGGGTGTGATTGAGGTGCCCTATCGTGGTCGCACCCTGAAGATCGCTGGTGACCGCACATTTGAGCCTTGGACAGTTACCGTGCTTAACGACAAAGGTTTCGCACTGCGCTCCAAGTTTGAAGAGTGGTCAACCAAGATTCAGGCACTGCAGCAAAACCTGCAGCAACCTCGCACGATCGCTGAGTATCAATCTAACGCTGTGGTGCGTCAGTATGATCGTCAAGGTGGTATCGTGAGATCCTACCAGTTTGTTGGCATTTGGCCCTCAAACATCTCGGCAATTGATCTTGCATGGGATAGCAACGATACTGCGGAAGAGTATACAGTGGAATTCCAGGTACAATACTGGACATACGCTAACGACTCTAATGCTGGTAATGCTGTCTGAATTCAGACAGTATAAATAATTGATAATGTAAACGAGCGACAGTAATGTCACAACTTTTTGGTTATTCACTTGATCGCAAGAAGAAGGGCTCTGAAAAGGGTCCTTCTTTCGTGCATAAAGACTCGGAAGACGCAGCAGCACCTATTGCCGCTGGTGGTTATTTCGGTCAATATGTGGATCTTGGGGACTCTGCAAACAAATCAAGTGAAGTAGATCTCGTGGGTAGATACCGCGATATGTCCCTCCACCCTGAAGCGGATGCCGCGATCAATGATATTGTTAATGAAGCAATCGCTGGTGACCTTGACGATCACCCCGTAGACATTGAGTTATCAAATCTCAAAGTTTCAAATAACGTCAAGACAAGAATTCGCGAAGAGTTTGAGAATGTACTCTCACTCCTCGACTTTGATAGAAAGGCATATGATATCTTCCGTCGTTGGTATATCGACGGTCGTCTTTTCTACCATAAGATGATCAATCCCGAAAGACCTTCTGATGGTATTACGGAATTGAGATACATCGACCCTCGCAAAATCAAAAAAGTTATTGAGTTTGACAAGGGTAGAGATCGTGTATCACCTGCAGATCCACAAGTAAATACTCTGATTCCTAAGTCAGTAGAGTATTATATTTACAGTCCTAAGGGTCTCCGTGGTTATGAAAACCATGGTATCAAGATTGCACCTGACGCAATCTGTTTTACACACTCAGGTCAACTTGATATGCAGCGTAACTATGTGCTGTCACATCTCCACAAAGCAATCAAGGCACTCAATCAACTGAGAATGATTGAGGATTCTCTAGTTATCTATCGTCTATCTCGCGCACCTGAGCGTCGTATTTTCTATATCGACGTGGGTAACTTGCCTAAGCAGAAGGCAGAGCAATACCTGCGTGAGGTGATGTCTCGCTATCGTAACAAGTTGGTTTACAACGCTGATACTGGAGAGATCCGCGACGATAAGAAATTCATGTCAATGCTGGAAGACTTCTGGCTTCCTAGACGTGAAGGTGGTCGTGGCACTGAAATTTCTACTCTCCCTGGTGGTCAAAACCTGGGCGAATTGGAAGACGTTAAGTATTTCCAGAAGAAACTGTATCGCGCACTCAACGTTCCCGAGTCCCGTCTGGAGTCAGATTCTGCATTTAATATCGGCAGATCTGCTGAGATCAGTCGCGATGAAGTTAAATTCCAGAAGTTTATTGTCCGTCTTCGCAAGAAGTTTAGTGATCTTTTCATTGATCTTCTGAAAACTCAACTGGTGCTGAAAGGTGTCTGCTCACTGGAAGAGTGGGATGACATGAAGGAGCATATCCAGTTTGACTTCGTTGCTGACAACTACTTCAGCGAATTGAAAGAGCAAGAGATCATGAATGCTCGTATGGCACTCATGGTCCAAATGGATCCTTTCGCTGGTAAGTATTTCTCTCTGGAATATCTGCGCCGCAAAATTCTGCGTCAACAAGATGCTGAGTTTAAGGAGATCGATAAGCAAATGGAAAGTGAGATTGCCGAGGGTAAACTCATGGATCCTATGGCAATGCAGCAGATGGAGCATGAGCAGATGGCAATGTCCCTGATGCCTCCTGAGCCCGATCCTGCGGAAGAAGGTATTAGTGACGCGGATTATAAAAAAGGAAATATCTAAATAGTATTATCGAATAGTTAATTATTATGCCTACTGATGCCGCACTAGATATCGTCAATGCTCTTTTTTCTGGACAGAAAGATCTTTCAGATTATGTTGATACTGCCATGAAAGCAGTTGCAGTTGATGCCATTGACGCAAAGAAAAAAGAAATCGGCGCGAAGATGTTTAGAGACGACGAGCCCGATTCCGAAGAGGAAACCGAAGAACCCGAAGAGGAAACTACAGATGAAACTGATTAGGGAAGAGATTGAAACCGCTAAGGTGATTATCACCGAAGGCAAAAATGGTAGGAAGTCACACTTCATCGAAGGTGTATTTCTTCAAGGTGCAATCAAAAACCGCAACGGTCGGATGTATCCTGTAGAAACCCTTGAGCGTGAAGTTGCTAAATACAACGAGTCATACATCGCCAAGGGACGCGCACTTGGGGAATTGGGTCACCCCGATGGTCCTACTATCAATCTTGATAGAGTGTCTCATCTGATTACTTCTCTACAAAGAGAAGGCAACAATTTTGTCGGAAAAGCGCGTATTCTCGATACCCCTATGGGTAATATTGCCAAGTCTCTACTCGATGAGGGTGTGAAACTTGGCGTTTCTTCAAGAGGTCTTGGATCTATCAAGGAAGAAAATGGCTGCAAAGTCGTCTGTGATGACTTCATGCTTGCCACTGCTGCTGATATTGTAGCAGATCCTTCTGCCCCTGACGCTTTTGTCAATGGCATCATGGAAGGAAAAGAGTGGGTGTATGCTGGTGGCGCAATCCATGAGCAAAGAATTGAAGAGATTAAGAATCGAATTGATAATGCACACCGCTCACAGATGGAATCGGTGAAACTTTCCGCGTTTCATCAGTTTCTGAAAAATCTGTAAACATAAATAATTCATAGCATAACGCACGTTTGTACCAAGGAGACTACAATGTCACAAGAGATTGAAACAACTCTGGATGAATCGAGTGTAACCGCTGGCGCAAAAGCTGCTGACCCCATGCCCAAACTGGGCGCTGACGGTAGTAGTCTCGCTGGTGTGCAAGATCTCGGTGGTCCTACGCCACAAAATAGCAGACCCACAGATGACAGCAATAAGTATAAGACTATTGCTGGTGGCAATGCGACTTCACCCACTACAAAACCCTCTGACGCATCTGCTAGCAAGCAAGATACTCTGAGCAAGAAGCCCACATTTGATCATGTGGAATCTGATGGTGAAGTAATTGCAGAGGATGATGAAGTTGAAGAGACCATGATTGAAGTGGATCTCTCCGCTGATGTCGCTGCTCTGACTGAAGGTGAAGATCTGTCAGAGGAATTCAAAGATAAGGCACGCACCATCTTTGAAGCAGCAGTAGTTTCCCGTCTCAATGAGGAGCTGGAGCGTATGCACGAGGACTATGCAAAAGTCCTTGAAGAAGAAATTGAAACCGTCAAGTCTGAGCTCGCTGAGCAAGTAGACGAGTATCTCACTTATGCCGTATCCAATTGGATGAAGAATAATGAGCTCGCGATCGAGCACGGCGTTAAGGCAGAGATGAGCGAGTCAGTCCTGGCTGGTATCAAGCAAGTTTTCGTCGAGAATTTCATTGATCTTCCCGACGAGAAAGTTGATCTTGTAGATGAATTGCAAGATCAACTTGAGACCATGGAAGCAAAACTCAACGAGTCCATTGAAGAGAATATCGGTCTCCACAGAGAGGTCGGCGCTTATATCAAGAATGGGATTGTGACAGAAATCTCCGAAGGTCTGAGCCTCACCCAGCGTGAGAAGCTCGCATCGTTGGCAGAAGCTGTTGAGTTTGAAAATGAAGAGACTTTCCGTGAGAAGATCTCTACCCTCCGTGAATCATATTTCTCAACTAAACCTGAAGTTACCACTGTAACCGAAGACGTACGGGTTGAGAATGCACCTACTGGTGATGCAATGTCTGTCTATGTGCAGGCTCTGTCCCGCTGGGGCAAATAGTCCACAATCTTTTTCCACAACAAACAACTAGGAGTAAACTAATGTTTAACGCAGAAGCACTCCAGGAAAAGTGGAACCCCATTCTTGAGCATTCCGAGCTCGATCCTATTAAGGATACCTATAGAAAGGCGGTTACCTCTGTCCTCCTGGAAAACCAAGAAAAATTCCTCAAAGAAGAGCGTGGTATGCTGACTGAAGCAGCACCCACCAACTCCCTGGGTGGCACTGGTTACAGCGGTAGCAGCACTGCTACTGGCCCTGTGGCTGGTTTCGACCCCGTGCTGATCTCGCTGATCCGTCGCTCGATGCCTAAGCTGATTGCTTATGACATCTGTGGTGTGCAGCCCATGACTGGTCCTACTGGTCTGATCTTCGCAATGCGTTCGACCTATGGCACCAACCGCGACATCAACGCTGGTGCAAGTGAGTCGTTCTTCAACGAAGCAAACACCCGTCATTCGTCTGAAAATGATGGTGACACTCTGGGTGCAGGTGCTCAGACTGGCAGCAACCCTGGTCTGCTGGCAGACGGTGCAGGTAACTACACCATCGGTGGTCAGGGCATGACTACTGCTCAGTCAGAAGCACTGGGCGATGCAGCAGGTAACCACTTCAACGAGATGGGTTTCTCCATCGAGAAAGTGACCGTTACTGCAAAGTCACGCGCTCTGAAAGCAGAATACAGCCTTGAGCTGGCACAAGATCTGAAGGCAGTGCATGGTCTGGACGCTGAGTCCGAGCTCGCTAACATCCTCTCCACTGAGGTGCTGGCAGAGATCAACCGCGAGGTTGTCCGTACTGTTTACAAGATCGCTCGTCCTGGTGCTCAAAACAACACTGCAACTGCTGGTGTGTTTGACCTTGACGTTGATTCCAACGGTCGTTGGTCGGTTGAGAAGTTCAAGGGTCTGCTCTTCCAAATTGAGCGTGACATGAATGCAATCGGTCATGAGACTCGTCGCGGGAAGGGTAACATCCTGATCTGCTCTGCTGACGTTGCTTCGGCACTGTCAATGGCAGGTGTGCTTGACTACTCCAGCGGCATCTCTGGTGCAGTTGGCGGTCTGAGCAACAATGTGGATGACAACTCCAGCACTCTGGTGGGCACCCTCAACGGTCGCATCAAGGTGTATGTGGATCCCTACTCTGCAAACGTTTCTGATGACCACTTCTATGTGGCAGGTTACAAGGGTAGCAGCGCATATGACGCAGGTCTCTTCTACTGCCCCTATGTGCCCCTGCAGATGGTTCGTGCCGTTGGTCAGGACACCTTCCAGCCCAAGATCGGATTCAAGACTCGCTACGGCATGGTTGCTAACCCCTTCGCTGAGGGTCTCACCCAGGGTCAAGGCGGTCTTAACGCTAACCTCAACCGCTACTATCGTCGCGTTAAGGTTTCTAACCTTATGTGATCAATCGCTAACAAAAAGCGTTACACTGGCACCCTTCGGGGTGCCTTTTTTATTAAATAGTATTAGTATCTACCTAGTCTGATGAGAGGAAGAGTGACAAAGATAGATATTGAAGCAAGAGTTTATAAATTGAAGACCTCTCTTTATGATGGCAAACATGAGGACAAAGGAAAGGATTGGCACGATGGTGCCCACGCTGCGCTAAACTCAGTATTGGATATCTTGCAAGAATACAGACTATGAAAGATCTGGACTTTATAGACAATCATCTACCAATGAACGAAGAAGACATCAAGGAGTTGCATCAACTTACTCTACGCATGAAAACCGATATCTTAATGGAAGAGCCCTGTCCAATTTATGATGGCAATGAAGAAGATTGGGAAGACTTCTGGTATAATGAGGATAAATAAGACGTAGCATTATATGTCTTATGGCAACTTGGAATAAACAAATTGAGAATCAAAACTTCCTATCACCCATTGGGTTTAGGTTTACACTCTCACGCTTCCCCAAGGTTGCATACTTTGCACAGTCTGCAAATATCCCTGCACTGAATATCAACATGGCAGAGCAATCTACTCCACTGAGGAGTCTGCCATTGGAGGGGTTTGCGACTTATGATCCTTTCAATCTCTCTTTCATTATCGATGAAGATCTGGAAAACTTCATGATTCTCCACAACTGGATCCGTGGTGTAGCTACACCAGATACAGTATTTGAAAGATCAGATTATAGAGAGAAGATGGAAGCATTGTTTGGCAATGCTGATCTATATGCTGATGGCACATTGACAGTGCTTAACAGCAATTTCAATATGAATTTTAACGTAGTCTTTAAGGATCTGATTCCAACAGGTTTGTCTGCGCTTGATTTTAATGCTACAATTGATGGCACAGAGTATGCCATGGCAACTGTATCGTTTAGATATCTTGCTTATGAAATTCGCTCTGGCGAAGGTGGCGTTGACAAGAGACTTAGTTAATGAATCTAGAAAAAATTGAAGAGTTGTGGGCGAAAGATGCTGAGGCATTCTTCGATCACAGGGAGTTGCCTGAGTTGTTGGCAAACGACAGTATGGAAACTCCTAGACTCCATGCAAAGTATTTGCAGTTTTACAATCAATTCAAACTGATGCTATCTGATGCGGAAGTTAAATACCGTCAGATGTATCGAGAGAAATTTGAATACTACTCAGGTAAAGCACCTGCACATGTATACAAAGAAAATCCCTTTGATCTCAAAGTCCTCAAAGGTGACATCCCGATGTATATCGATTCCGATAAAGAATTGTGCAGAGCGAAACAAAAAATCGACTACCTTGAAACTTGTATAAATTCTATTGATAGGATTCTCAAGCAGATCGACAGTCGTGGGTTTGCCATCAAGAATACTATCGACATAGTTAAGTATTATGGTATTCGATGACTGTCACCATCACAAAGAAGAATGAAGTATATCTGAAGGTCGAAGGAGAGCAGCACCTACACAAGGAATTGAGCGAGCACTTCTCGTTTGATGTGCCTGGTGCAAAATTTATGCCACAATATAAGTCCCGTGTATGGGATGGAAAGATCCGTCTATATTCTCCTGGCACTGGGGAGATATATGTGGGTCTTTTTGATTATCTAACAGAATATCTGGAGGAGAAAGGGTATGAGTATGTTATACAAGATAATCGTTTTTACGGCATTCCAAACGAAACAGAGGATTATGTCACACCAGAAAGCGTTGCGTCTTTTGTTAGATCTTTGGGTCTGCCTTTCAAGATCAGAGATTACCAACTCAAAGGATTATTCCAAGCACTTAAACACCGTCGCAAACTTCTACTATCCCCCACGGGATCGGGAAAATCCTTAATCATTTACACTCTTGTTAGATGGCATCTACAGCACGAGAGAAATGTGCTCATTATTGTGCCTACAACTTCACTTGTATCTCAGTTGAAGCAAGACTTTAAGGATTATGGGTGGAGTGCAGATCATTACTGCCATGAGATTATGGGAGGTAGAGATAAGTATACAGACAAAGAGGTGGTTATCTCAACATGGCAATCAATCTACAAAGAACCTCGTAAATTCTTTGAGAGGTTTGATGTAATTATTGGTGATGAAGCACATCTATACAAAGCGAAAAGTCTCAGTGGGATTCTGACGAAGTGTCACGACGCAAAGTATAGAGTCGGGCTGACAGGCACCCTTGATGGGATGCACACTCATCAACTTGTGCTTGAGGGTCTATTTGGGAGGTGCGACAGGGTGACTTCCACTGCCGATCTGATGAAGAAGGGTCAGCTGACTCCACTGAAGGTGAAGATTCTTCTACTGAAGCACGGTCATGTCCCATTTGATTATTACCAGCAAGAGATGGACTATATCGTAACACACCCAAAGCGTAACAAGCTTATCTGTAATCTTGCGAATGATCTGAGTGGGAATACGCTAATACTATTTAACTATATCGAAAAGCACGGTGACCCTCTTTGGGAGTTGCTAAATAGTAAGGTCGATGAAGATCGAAAGATCTTTTTTATCCACGGTGGTGTGGATGCTGTTGAGAGAGAAGAAGCACGCAGAATCTGTGAGGAGGAAAAGAATGCAATCATTCTTGCTTCCTATGGCACATTCTCTACAGGCATCAACATTCGCAATCTGCACAATGTAATTTTTGCATCTCCTAGTAAATCTAGGGTGAGAAACCTACAGTCGATTGGACGTGTATTGAGGAAGGGAGACAATAAAGCACAAGCGGTGTTGTATGACATTGCTGATGACTGCTCTAAAGGCAACTCCCATAATTATACTCTTCGTCATCTTGTTGAAAGAATGAAGATCTATGACGAAGAAAAGTTTGACTATGAAGTAACTAAAATCAATTTTAGGAAATGACTATTAACTACATCCGACATGATCACGAATTCTATGGCGTCGTGAAACTCGTCTCTGGCGAAGAAGTCATGGGTAACATTATTGCCACTGAAGAAGAAGGTATAACAATCCTTTTTATTACCGATCCTGCATCTCCAACTGTAACACCCATCGAAAAGGATGGTGGAGTTGCCATGGCAGTTGGTTTAAATAAATGGATGATGTGGTCTGATGAAGACTTTTATATTGTCCAAGAACCTGATGTTGTAACTATTGCTCCTATGTCAACAGAAGCAATAATGATGTACAAACACTGGTTGAGAAAAGAAAAGGATGATGATGACCAATTTGAAACACCGATCAACGAAAGTATGGGTCTAGTAGGTAAAGTATCCGAGATGAGAAAGAAACTAGAATCACAGTGGCGTAAGAGTTCTAAGTGATCCTTTTCAACCCTGACATGGTTGATTATAATTAAATATTGATACTGTGTCAAGCTTGACATTTTATTAATAACTCTGTATCATGTGTCGGTGACATAAAGATAATATATGCAAAGGTTAATGTCTCCCAAAAAGAAACAGCATTATGTAGACAATAAACAGTTTCTGGAAGCGATCATTCAGTATCGTCAGTCTGTAAAAGAATCTCGTATTCTGGATAAACCCAAACCCCAGATTCCTAGGTATCTTGCTGAGTGTTTCCTTAAGATTGCTACACACCTGTCCTATCGTCCCAACTTCATCAACTACATGTTTAAAGAAGACATGATTAGTGATGGAATAGAAAACTGTGTCCAATACATTGACAACTTTGATCCTGAGAAGTCAAAGAATCCTTTTGCATATTTCACACAAATTATTTACTACGCATTCCTACGTCGCATTGCCAAAGAGAAGCGTCAGATGGATATCCGTGATAAGATTATTGAGAAGAGTGGTTACGATCAAGTCTTCCATAGCGATGACAATGACAACCATGCTGATATGAATTCGATCAAGAGTCGAATTGAAACTAACATGAGGTATTGATGACTGGAAACAACATTTTGTTGATTACTGACCAGCACTTCGGTGTTAGGAATGATAATCAGCACTTCATTCGTAAGTATCAAGAATTTTACAACAACGTTGTTATTCCTTTTATTGATGAGTATGCTATAACCGAAGTTATTGCTTTGGGGGATACCTTTGATAAACGAAAGAGTATTAACTTCAATTCCCTTGATGCTGCTAAGGAGATGTGGTTTACACCTCTGGCAGATCGTGGTGTGCATCTTACGATGTTGGTAGGTAATCATGATATCTACTATAAAAACACTACTCGCATCAATGCCCCCGATCTCCTTCTCGGAGAATACAGCAACATCGATGTCATTGACAATCCTTGTCAACGTAATGTTGGTGGTATTGATATACTTTTTCTGCCTTGGATTTGTGATGACAATCGAGAGCGATCTAGAATGGAAACGGAAAGCAGTAGTGCTTCTGTCTGTATGGGGCATCTTGAGCTTAACGGTTTTGAAGCTATTCCTGGTCACCGTATGGAGCATGGTGACGACCCATCCATTTACGGAAAGTTTGATCTGGTCTGCTCAGGACATTTTCACATGAAGAGTCGTAAAAACCAGATTAACTATTTGGGTAATCCCTACCAATTATTCTGGAATGACTATAAACAAAAAAGGGGGTTTCATGTCCTAAATACTGATACTCTAAAATTGGATTTCTATCAAAATCCATACACGATCTTTAACAAGATCTATTATAATGATGACATCTATCTAACTGACAAATACCTCAAACAAATTGAGGGATCATTTGTTAAACTGGTAGTTGAAAACAAAGAAGATCAAGTTAAGTTTGACAAGGTAGTTAGAATTCTTCAGTCTATAGATCTTGCAGATCTAAAAATCATAGAAGATCTCTCCTATGACCTAGAAGAAATTAATACTGATATTGAAATTGAAGATACTCTGACAATCCTTGAAACCTGTGTAACAGAGTTTGATAATAAGGATCAAATCTTTGGGATTCTTAAATCCCTTTATCTTGAAGCATTGGAGGTCTAATGTTTGTCCTAGTTGACGATACTACTGGCGGCGTGTATGCCGTAAGAGATGATACTACTGTAGAGCGAGTCGTCCAAATGTTCGTTGACAAAGATGATGCGGACCGCTATTATGAGATGCTTGTGGCATCTAACTACAATCGAAAGTTGACTGTCACTGAAGTGGAGGAAAATGTTGTAAAAGATAACTGTAAAAATTATGGTTATCAATTTGCAATTATTACTCCTGATGATTTCGTTATTCCTCCCCCAAACACATGATCGTATTTGAAAAGATTCGTTGGAAGAATTTTCTTTCAACTGGCAATGCATTTACTGAAGTCATTATTAACGATGCCCCAACCCATCTGATCGTAGGATCTAACGGTGCTGGTAAGTCAACAATGTTGGATGCTCTTTGCTTCGGTCTTTTCAACAAACCATTTCGTAAAATCAATAAACCGCAACTGGTCAATAGTATTAATGAGCGTGACTGTGTTGTAGAAATTGAGTTTTCTATTGGCAGCGTTGCATACAAAGTCATTCGTGGTATCAAACCAAATGTCTTTGAGATCTATCGTAACCAATCACTAATCGATCAAGATGCTGCAAATAGAGACTATCAAAAATACCTTGAGCAGAGCATTCTCAAATTTAACTTTAAATCTTTCACTCAAGTTGTTATTCTGGGAAGTAGCACTTTTGTTCCTTTTATGCAGTTGCCTGCTGCTCATCGAAGAGAAGTTATCGAAGATCTACTGGACATTCAAATCTTTTCTAGGATGAATGTGATCCTTAAGGATCGTCTTAAGGATGTAAAAGAAACAGTTAAAAATTGTGAGCATGAGTATAACTTACATGAAGCAAAAGTAAATCTGCAGAGACAGTCTTGCCTCAAACTTAAGGAGATGAATACTGGTCACATTCAGAAACTCCAAGATACATTCAATCTCAATGAAGATCGAATGGTTGACAACAATGCCAGGATAAATGCCAACGAAGAAAAGATTGCCAACCTAACAAAGGAAGTTGGCGATATTACTAAACTGGATGATCAGAAGAATCAACTTCGTGACATGCGATCTAAGATCAATCAGAATCTAGATAAGGCAATTAAAGAAATTTCTTTCTATGAGAAACATGATATATGTCCAACATGCTCTCAGGATATCTCTCCAGAAATAAAGCAAGAGAAG